CGAGCGGCGTGCGTCGTGACCCTGACGCGGGTAGATGCTGCACCTCACTGGGGGAATGAATGTGTTTTGGGCATCAAAAAACCGCGGGTGTTCTGAAAGTTCAGACACTTACGCGGCGGTGTCACCAGATTAACAGGTTTTAGCTCGGTAGCGCTACTTCTTTCGTCGGAGTGTTGAGTGCCTGGATGAGGTGGTGCATTTGTTCGCCTTCCCATTTGGCGTGGCAATAGTCGCATTCCACCCATGAACTGGTGTTAGTGGCGTGTCCTATGAGGGTTGGCTTGCGGATAGTTTCGCCTTCCTCGATTACGAGGTAGTGGCTGTATCCGCATTGTGGGCATTCCCCTGCGATGGTGAGCGGCTTGGGCGGTCGGAAGTAAGCCTCAATTTCACGGACCCAGCCGGTCAGGTACTGCTCAGCTTCTGCCGCTTTTGCCGGCGTTGCTGATGCGACACGGGCCCATGCCTGGATCTTGGCTTCAAGGGTTGCGCGTGTCCCGCCATCGTTGGTGTCCCAGTACTGCTTGGTGCTGACGGCTTCGATGCGGCGGTAGAGGTCATATGCGTTGAGGCTGATGGGCGATGGTGTTCCGCCGCCTCCTGCTCGTTGGCCGCTGATCCCGCCGAATGCGTCTCTGAGTTGGTCTAGTAGTGATTCGGCTTGGTGGTAGGTCTTCCCCTCGTCACGCTGCACAGTCCCGGCGTGCGGACGGGTCAACCTGTGAACGGCATCGAACAAGCTCAAGGCTTTCCTCCTAGGATTTGGTCGGGCGCTGGCAATCCCGCAAGCTCCGAATAGCACCACATCAATCCGAGTGCGGCGGCTTTGAGTTCGAGTGCCCGGTCTGGTGTGAGCCTGTCGTCGAGGGTTTGGACGAGTTCGACGGTTGTCCGCATGGCCCGGAATAGGCGCTGTGTGTCCTCGTCCTGCCTGGCTGGGTGACCCGACGGCTTACGTCTCATCTCAGATCCCCACTACCCCGCAACTGTCCGCGCTTCTTGCGGTCGCTGAGTTTGTTGAGGTTGGTTTGGGCGACGGTTTCGAGGTTGGTTCCAAGTTCCCGCGCCAATCCTGCGAGCATCCAGAGGGTGTCGCCGGCTTCTTTGAGGATGAGGTCGCGGCGTTCGGGGGTGAGGTGGCCGTTGTCGTCCCTAATGGCTTTGGCGTAGTGCCCGGCGAGTTCGCCCGCTTCGGACGTGAGCCCGTTTACCAGGTAGTCAAGGCCCTTGTCTATCGGGAACACGGCTGTCTGCATCGCGTGGTTCTGGTACTCGTTCAAACTGGTCATGGCTGTTCTTCCTGGGTGATGGTGATGAGGACGCCGGGTGTGTGGTGGTAGGTTTTCGCGGCGGTCATGGAGATGATGCGGGCGTCGTCGGTGATGACGCCGGCCTGTGTGGTGGTGGTGGAGAGCGCGTCGAATACGGCTCGAGTGAGTTTGTCCAAATCGGGTTTGACGGCTGGCAGTGGCCAGCGTGGGCGTTGCGGCGGGCTGATTTGGAATGCCAGCGCAACACTGATCGGCCCGTCGAGCGGTTCACCCTCGTGCTTTGTCAGGAGCGCTGCCCTGATGCTGTCCCGCCAACGCCTCAGCTCAGGCTTCACGGACACCACACGGCCGCCGTACACGTTCACCGAGCCTTGCGGTATGGGCTTGCCGGGGATGAAGGCGTGAATGAGTTTCATGCGTGTTCCCTCTTTTGGATTTCGCGGCGGATGTACCATTCGGCTTTGCGGAGGTCTTCGAGGGCATCGTTTTTGAGGTCGGCCCGCCAGACGTACTTGATGGCGTTGCCGAGGTTGAAGCCCATGTGCTCGGTGATCTGGATGCACTCAATCCCGGACGGATGCGAGGTGTAGTGCGGCGGGTGGTCTACGGCGTCCGTAGCGGCCTCATCATTCCCTCCTGGCACTTCCACCCCTTCTGTCACTGCTGAGGCGCTCACGGCGGGCCCAGAGCCCCATGAGCCCATTTGCGGGCCGGGGCATGTCCTCTTGTGCAACCCGCCTAGTGCGCCGCACGCTTTGCACTCACTCATTTGGTCCCTCTCGTAGTTGAAGCCGCACCTTCTGGCACGGCTTCGGTTTCCCACGCGGCTTGTACGAGGCCGGTGTAGTTGCGGCTGGTTTTGGTTCCGTCGTCGCGCCAAAGCGTGTACGAATAGGCCCCGGTGCGTTGGTTCTGGTATTCGGTGAGGATCCGCCGTGTTTCCCGGTTACGCACATCCCCGTCACGGGTTACCTGGTACTTCCTGAAACCCGGGATCGTGCGCCACTCCACACGGAACAGGTCACGCCCATCCGCCGTGCGGGTAGGCCACGTTTTTGGGGCGGTCATTAGAACGATTTCTCCCATCCATAAACCTGCTGCCTGGTCACTTGGGACACGGTTTCCCCGGTCCAAGGGAAAGGTCCGCCCTTTTCGAGCATCTTCGGCCAGTCGCGGCCCGTCTCACGGTCCCCGCGCCACTTGACGACATCCGCCATCGAGCCTTCCTCATTGCCCGGCGCCAGCCCGAACCCAAACTCAGGCCATCCCATTAGGGCGGCTGATCCACGCGGGGCAAGGTCACGCTGCCCGTTGGACATCTTGGGTGCGTGCGCCTCGATCACAAGCACCAACCCGCGGTCCCTCAGTGAGTCCAGCGCGGCGATGACCGGGGCCGCTTCCTCATCGTTCTTAATCGCAGTTGGCGTCAGTTTGTAGATCGGACCGATCCCAAGGATTTCCGGCTCATGCTCATCAATCAGCCGGTGAACAAGCCCGAGGTCACGGTCCTTGCGGATGTCCATGCGGCCTTGGCAGTGGATGTGCAGGTTATCCCTGGGCGATGCGGTGCCGTACTGGCCGGCTGTGGCAGCCATCTTGGAAGTCTGCCGCTGCCACTGCTTCACCGAGTTCTCAACATCAATCACAAGGCCCTTGACCGGCTTGATGTGGTTCAGGGTCGTCGGGTGAATGCCGGCAGCAGCGCAGATGAGCAGCTGCCGGATCCACGTCGTTTTACCCATGCCCTCGTACCCGGTGAGCACCAGGCGGTCCCCGCGCTCGAGCAGGCCGGGGATCACCCATTCCTCTACCGTGTCCGGCATGTCCAGGATCTCCCCGAGCGACAGGGCCCGGATGTTTTTGTCTGTTGACATGTCGCGGATGTCCTTGAGGGTTTCCAGCATCTCGGACATGGTTTGGGCTGTTGGAACGTCAACGCTTGAGAGGTTCTGCGTGAACTTCGCTGCTGCCATGGACATGCGCCGGCGGGTTGCGAGTTCCTTGACCTCCCGCGCATAGACCGCCGTGGACTCAGCCGAGCCTGCCAGCATCGTCCACTCGTGCAGGTCCGTGATCGGGACGTTCTTCACGCCGGCCTGGTTCAGCCGTGTCCAGACCGTGAACGGCTCTACAAAGTCGCCGTCCTTATGGGTCTGCACGACGGCGTGGAACACTTCGCCCATGGAGTGGGATCGGAAGTCCTCGGGGGTGAGAACTTCAGCGGCGAAGCGGATCGCGTCGGCGGCGAGCATACACGCGCCGATGACCAGTTTTTCCGGGTCTACCGTCAATGTGTTCACTGGTTCGCCCACCCGTACTGCGCGGGGACGTTCCTGGCCTGCGCCGGGGTTCCGGGGGTGGCCTTGATGAGCCAGTTGTTGAATGCTGCGTTCCAGTTCCTTGCGCGCCGGTCGTTGGTTAGGGCGTGGTTCCTGAATGTTTCTGCTTGGAGGTTCACGTCGAGGTTCTTCTCTCTCGCTTTTTCTGCGTGAGCCGGTGAAGGCTTCCACGAGTCAGGGAGTGGTTGTTCTGGTGCTCGCCTTCCCGGCTTCGTTGGCGCCTCGGTGTCCGAGGGTGCGGGAAAGAGAGTAGTTATGGTCTGGTCTGGTCGGGACGGGTCGGGGGCATCGTTTTGCCATCCGTTTGCTATCGGTTTGCCATTGCCGTTGCCATCCGGTTTGTCATCGTTTTCACGGTTCCATCTGGCCGCCGCACCCGCTTTTCCCGCGTCAGACCGGGCTTTTGATACTGCTTTGCGTTTTTCCTTCTCAGCTTCGGCGTCTGGCTGGAAATCGTTCCAGTCGTGGAATTGATAACCGCCCTCAGCCTCATGCCATAGCCCTGCCATTACGAGCGCATCGGCATCGCATGGGTTTGCCATTGCGTTTGCCATAGCATTTGCCATGTGTGCCGGGATAAACCCGCCTGTGAGTTGAGCGGATGACCACGAGCCGGCACGAACCCAAAGGCCCATTGCGCTATTTCCGGCGAGCATTACCTTGGCGTTGAATGCGAGCTGATCGTCTACTTTGAACCAGCCCACTATTGAGCCGCCCGTTTGATGAGTGTCCGGACTGCTGCTTCGGTGATCCCGTAGGCGTCTGCGATTTCCTGGTTCGTGAGCCCGTGCTGTTTGGCTATGCGTGCGTAGTAGCCTCGGTGTTGCCGGTGCTTCTGGTATTCGGAATTGGCGAGCTTTAGGAATGTCCTTGCGAGTTCTTGCTTCTCGCCTTTATTGCATGGGGTGCAGTCCGGTAGCATGACTGTCAGCCCTCCTTGTCTGATGATTCCAGATGGACGGTTAGAAGCCTCGGGATGCGGTAACATTCCGGGGCTTCGTTGGTCCTTCTAGTTTATCGAATGCGTGTGCGGTTTACTGTCGGATGGGATGGGGAAATGCCTATTTTCCGCGTAATCCACAGGGTTTTTGGATAATCCACAGAACAATCCACAGGTTATTTATCCAGCACTTTTGTGAGCGCCCTAAATTTGCCGCCCTCAATGAAAGTCCAGCCTTTGCCGGGGAAGTGTTTGCGGAGGGTTTCGCGGGCTATCCCTGTGGTGCGTTGGACTTCACGCTGGGATGCGCCGTCTTCGAGTAGCCGGGCCGCTTGTGCGAGCCGTTCGGGGCTCGGCGGGCGCTTGAGTCTGGTCATGCTGCTGCCTTCCGTTCGCGGTAGTCGCGCATGTACTGGGTGTATGCCTTCTTGCAGGCATCGCAGGCTTGTTCGGCGGCGCGTTTGTGGCGCATATATCCGGCGTAGGTCTCGCACTGAGGCCGGATCGTGGACTTCTTGCGTCGGCGCCTAATCTTCGTAGCTGCAGCGACCGCGTCCTTGCATGGCTGGCACCTGGGAGTTCCGTCTACGGTGTGACGCTTATAGCCTGCGGTGGTTCCACACTTGGCTTCTTTTCTGCGCGGACGGGCGGGGTCTTTGTCCTTGAGCGCCTCTATGCGTGCGTTGATCCTGGCTTCCATCGCCTGTAGTTCTTTCAGTTTTTCTTGGACCCTCGCTTCGGCTTGTCGGATAGCGCGGTTCTGCTTGGCTACCTCAAGCGCCGCAAGCTCAGCACTGATTGCCTCCTTGCCTTTGTATGCGTATGCCACGGGGTGTCTCCTAGTTCTTTGTTTGTTTGGCTTCTCGGCGTTGTTGTTGGTAGGCGCGGGCTGCTGCTTTGCAGGGTTCGCAGGGTGGCACGTTGTAGTAGTCGTGCCGGCGTCGTCCGGGCCAGGTGCCGCACTTCTCGGTTGTGAAGCCTTTGGGTGGGCGTGGGGTGTAGCGGGATCGGGAGTATGCGGCCATCGCGGCTTTGCAGTCTTGGCAGGCTGTTTCGCCGCGTGCCCGGTGTCGCCTGTATCCGGGGTAGGTTCCGCAGGGTGAGGGTGTCCGGTCGTCTTTTACGTCGTGGTTGTCTCCGCCGTACTTGTATCCCAACTTGGTTCTCCTTATCGGCGTGGGCGTTTCGGGTTGCGGGATGCCATCACGTTGCGGACGGCTTGGTTAGCGGTTGGATCCCGGTGCCGGCGTGCGTCTGAGTGGCGGGGTTCTTCACGGGGCGCCTGATCGGACCAATGACACGCGCAGGTGCGGTTAGACGCGCACGAGAACGGCGTCCAACAACACCCGCGGGCGCACCGGGTCACGCGGAGATCGCTTCCATAGCCTTCGTCAGCGTCACGTCGCGACGGTTGATCACGCAGGTGAAGAGCCGGTAGGTGCCGGTTGCGCGGGTGTGCCAGGTGACCATGACGTGATCGTTTCCGCGGCGCGCTTCGATGCTTATGAATGGGCTGTCACCGGTGTCTTTGCCGTGGTTTACGACGAATGACCAGCCGCCGTCCATGAGGGTAATGATTAGCTCGCGGCATTTCAGCGGGATTGTCACGGCTTGCCTTTCGTTCGGGTAATGCAAGCGGCGCCCGACTAACTGCCGGGCGCCGCTTACGAAAAGAGCCGCCCTGTTAGGCGGCTCGGGTTCTTTTTTTGGGTGGTCTACAGTCGATGCACTGGGTGACGTGTGCGTCCCGAGATGGCTGACCGAGCGTGAACCGGATTCCGCAGCGGGTGCAGATCCGTTGGTCGGCTTTGAGTGTGGGCCCGTATGGTTTAGACCGGGCCAGGATCGTGGTGGCCATCAGAAAGCGGGTTCTGATGCTGGACCGTTGCCCCATCCGCCGGCGTTGTTCGCGGCCGGTGCAGCCCACGGGTCGGACTGCTGCTGCTGCGTTGCGGGGCGCTGGTTCTGCTGCTGTGGGGCCTGCCCTGCGCCCTTTTCCAGCTTGCGGACAGCGCGTAGCTGCAACACCGGCTTGGACCGCTTTTCGCCATCCTTTTCCCACTGCTGCGTTTCGATGCGGCCCTCAACGTAGACCTGATCGCCCTTGGCGAGCTGGGCTGACAGTCGTTCGGCGGTTTCTTCCCATGCGGTGCCGTCAACGTAGAACGTCTTCGTGGTGTCCCATTCGCGGGTCTGCTCGTTGAACTTCCGGTCGCTGAACGCGAGGCGGACGGACAAGACTGCTTTGCCCTGCTGGGTGTACTTCATCTCCGGGTCAGCGGTGATTCCTGCGAGGCCCTGAATGGTGGGAATGCTCATGCGTTCTGCTCCTGGTTGTTGTCTTCTCGTACTGCTGCGAGGATTTTCTGCGCATCCTCAGCGCTGATCTTGTTCGGGTGGTCCCATGTGGCGCCGATGACCTGCCCCGCGAATGTGAGCATCTGGGGACCGTCACCCTCGTACCCGGCTGCGGTCAGCGCGTTCTTGATCGCCTGCCATTGCGCGATCCACGGTTCAGTGGCGGGTTCAGCGAGGACATCGACGTGATGCTGCTTGACCTTTTTCTGACTGATGCGTACCGGGATGGTGAACGCCTTGGGGATGTGTGACATGGCGACTACTTCCACGCCGCCGACTGCTTCGCCCGCGTAGATCACTTCCGGGTTGTTGACGAGCTTCACGAGCCGTCCCACCCATGCGTCCGATTCGGTGCCCCATGCGTGTGCGATCACCCTGAGCATTCCTTTTGACGGCTTCCAGGGGCGCCCGTCCATGCCGACTAGATCGACAATGACTGGCTTTACCGCATCGCCACGGCGCACGGCTTCGATGGTCGCGACGATGGGCGCCCCGGTGAGGTCCGAGGCATTCAACATGTCTGACTTGGCTACTAGAGCCTTTGAAATGTCCATAGTTAGGACACCTTCTTTCTATCCATGAGGGAGAATGGCATGTGCTCTCTCCGTAGTTCTATGGCCGCCTTTTCCGCGTCCCCTAGTTCCTCAAATGGTCCGCGTCTAATAACGTCTGGGCCGAGGGTTATCGCGGCGAACCACCCATTGCGCCCCTTGTTCCAATACACTCCGCGAATTCCGGTCTTACTGTTCTTGTTGGCTCTTGCCCTGTTTTGACCGTTAGTTTCCCAGTCGGCAAACCTTATGTGCTCCGGGTTTATGCACGACCTGTTGTGGCACATGTGGTCAAGTTGCGCGCCTTCAGGGATTTCCCCGCGCTCCCAGGCGTATGCAACGCGGTGAGCCAGCCGTGCGGCGCCATTGAGCCGGAATATTCCGTAGCCCTTATGAGTAGCACCCGTCCAGATCCAACAGGAATCGGTTTTGTTGACCTTTTCCCAGAATCTTTCTTGGTCGCTTGCCCGATGATTTCGGATGGGCGGGTCCATCGGCTTGCCTTTTCGTTGCCTGTCGTAGTGTGCGTTGCAGTATCCCAACGCTTTCCCGATAGGCCGGCTGCAACTTGGGTGTTTGCATTCACCTGTCATTGTCAGAAGGTGATCTCCTTTTCGATGTTCAGCCCTAGCAGGTCTTCGGATTCGTAGACGGCCCATTGCGGCAGGCTGATGGGTTCGGTTGATGGGTATCCGGGCCAGTTGCCGGTGTCGGTGCATTCGCGGTAGATGCGCTTTGCCCGGTCGTTGAGGGCGCGGCCGATGTTTACGGCTTCCCAGTCGAGTTCCACGACTGACACGAGGTAGGGCTTTGTCTTTTCTACGAGGATGAACCCGAACGGGAGCTCTTCGCCGGTCGCAACCTTTACGCCGTCGATGTAGTGCGCGGCTGACTGGTGATAGCCGAAGTTGTGGGCTGTCTTTCCGAACTCGTTAGGGTCGGCGTTGACGGTGGTCTTCAGGTCCCAGAGTTTGCCGGGCTGCCACGCGTCGGGCCGGCACTTTAGGGGGAGTCCGTCCTCTTCCCAGAACACGGACTGCTCAGCCTTGTGCCCGGTCAGTGCGGCACGGGCTGCGGGGTGGGCCATAACAGCGTCGCGCATGGCTTGGACCTGTGCCCAGTCTTTGGTGAGTAGCGGTGTTTTCCCCTCGGCACGCGACTTTTCGCGTGCGTCCTTGGCGAATTTCGTTGTCCAGGCGGGGAAGTCGTAAACGTCAACGCCTGATTCGTCGCCTTCGAGGATGAGTGAGTGCGCTACTGTCCCGAGGTCGAACGCGTCGGAGTGCCTCGGGTGGGTGCTGTCGTAGAGCCAGTGCGCCGGGGTCTTGGTCGCGAGCGTTTTGAGTGACGTGGATCCGAGCGCGGGGTCTGCGTGGTATGCCGCGTTGCTCACCCCGTCGTAGATGCCGGGCTTATACATGTTGTCCTGCTTTCGTGGTGGCGTAGGTGATGGCTTCGGTGTGGGTGTTGAAGGTGCGTAAGGTGCCGTAGCCGATGACGGTCCAGGGGCGGGACCATGCGGGGAAGTGGCGGCCGCTGACTGAGTACGAGTCGTTGTAAATGCCGAGTTTTTGCGGGTTCGCTTCTTTCCAGCCGTCCCCGCCGATGCGTGGTTTCATGGGTGTCCTTGGCAAAAGAAAAGGCCCTCAATGGGGCCTTGCGTGATTTTTAGTTATCAGCCGGTAATGGCTGGTATTCGATGCCGTACTCGTAGACGAGGGCCGCGTAGACAGGTTCGAGGCGTTCGGTCTCCCTTATGCGGGCTTCACGCTCAATGTGGGTCTGAAGGTTGCACATTTTGGTCCCCATGTTCTTTGCATTGCGGGTTGGTGGGTTTAGGTTGTTTCGGGTTGTACCTGGCCGGCGGACAAGTGCAGCCGTTGTACGTATTGGTGCGGCGGGTCCAGAAGTCGCCGCCGCAACCGGGTTGGGTGTGGGGCATCGTCGCCCTCCTAGTTGTTGGGTGTTCCGAGTCCGAGGTTCCAGCGGATGTCGGCGCGTTCTTGTGGTGTGAGGCGGTCCCACTGCTCCGGGGTGTACGGTGATCGGCTGATGATGATCGCCTCAGACACCGTGTAGCGCTGTTCGGGGGGCGGGGCGGGTGTGCGTTGCCGTCCGAAAAACCAAGTCATTGTTCCCCCTTGATGTTGTTGGTGATGGTTTCGATGGTTCTGGTTGCGGCGGTGAGTTGTCGGAGTTCGGTGATGAGTTCCCGTATGGTCCGGTACGTTCCCGGTTCATCCGGCAACGACTCAGCCAGACGGAGCGCGTGGGCTAGGGTCGCGGTCATGACTGTTCCTCGTCATGGTTGGGCAGGGTGGCGAAGAGTTCCATGCGGAACATCCAGTCGCGTGCACGGTCGAGTCTCTGCTCTGACTCTTCGTCCTCAAACAGCAGATAAAAGCTGTGAGAAGACTGGAAGTCTGCCGTTGACTTGTGAAACTCGGAGGCGAGTTCCGCGTCCGTCAGACGCTTAGCTTGGACAATCAGCTGCTCATCTATGAACTGTGAGCGGTAGGCCATAATGTCCTCACCCCTGCGCGGACGTTCCAGCTTCGGGTACACGGTGAGTTCGAGTGGCCTACTCATGCCGTTACTTCCTGGTCTGTGGTGGTTAGGATCTGGTCGCGCAACTCGGCAGGCATGGCCCGCAACTTAGCGATCAGATGCGGCACATCCGCCGGCAAACCAAACGACTCCGTAGACGCGACATCAGGCTGCCGGATCACCACGACACCCGCGCTTCCTGCACGCCCGCCTGGTGCCCCTCAAGGTTCGCCAACATCAACTGTTCCGCCTCGTCGTGGAGCACCTGTGCCCGCCACGACTCAGCGCTATTCTTTGTCCTCATCGCTATTCCCCCATGTGTCCGTGATCTGTGTAGTAATCGGGATCGTGTTCCCGTTCGTATTTCGCTTCGAGGTAGCGGTCGTAGTCGTCGTCCATGCGGGCGTCCGCTTCATGGTCGGCGCACAACTCGCCCGCGTCGTCCACCTCGTTCTCGCAAAGTTCCTCGGGCGTCTCCCGAGTTGCGCGATAGGTAACGGCGCTGCAATAGATCGGGTCACTCATAGCCGGGGCCGCCTGTCCAGCAGATCCGGGAACTCAGCCAACGCCGCGGCCAGTTCCTCATCATCCAGGCGTTCAAGAGACGCCATGATCCGGTCATGACGCACAGCACGCGGGATCCAAAACACCGCGCCGACAATCAACGCAGCCCACGCGAGGACGTAAAAACCGTTGAGCATCATGCAGACTCACCAACCCAACGGGCGTAAACGTCACATTTGTTCTTTGGCTTATCAACAGTGCTGGCCCTAGCCTCAATGCCCGGACGCTTCTTCCACCATGTAGACGCGTTCACGTTCACGTCTTCCTTGATGAGCGCCCACTCGCCGGGACGAGCCATCAAAGCATCCAAAATGGCTTGCGTTTCGGTGCCAACGCGGCGCTCTTGCTTCTTGCGGGATGGCGGGTTCTTGAACTCGATCATTTACTCAGTCCTTCTGACTTGCGGCGCCACCGAAGATTGCGGCCGTGGTTACGTGACTTACTCGTTGACTTCTGCGAATCAATCGACTCAATAAGGCCCTGTGCCTGCGCTGAACGGAACGCCGCACCATACTGCGACGACCTGTTCGGCGGGCGCATCTCCTTACGCAGATCATCAGCGCCGAAGCTTTCATGGTCGAGGGAAAGGCTCACGATCGTAGCGATCGCATCTTCCTTCCAGGTTTCGTCGTAATCGTCTAGAACCATTGCTCTCACTGGTTCTCCCCCTTCTTGCTGCGGTTGGTGGCGTCGATGGTCCCGTGAGCTTTGACGCGGTGATAGTGCTTATTGCAGTAACCCTTGGCCGAGTGCGGGGCCTCACAACCATCCGCGGCGCAAATAGCACCAGGCCTCTGCGGCGCCTTCTTCGGGACAAACGGCTCAGTGCCGCGGTAAACGTAATCGCGGATCGGATACGACGGGCCCTCACTGCCCACTCGCCGGCCACGGATGGTTGGTAACTCCCTACTAGCGCTCATCGTTCCTCCCGTGGCGTGATCATCGTCAGTTCATCGGCTTCGCAACGCAAGGCACCGGGACGGGATGCGACAATCCAACCGCCGTCCTTATCTGGGCCATGAGTCACCACACCCTTGCCGTTATGGTCCTGGTTGCAGATGTCATCGGGAGGAAGAGTGATGCGGACCAGATCGCCTGGCAGATACGACGTGCGGCGGGGTGACTCATCGGTCGCTTCGTCGGTGTGGCAGCCTGAGCAGTACCGGCGTTCGTGGGGGTTGCTGAACCAGTCGTCGCCGTGCGGATACCAGTAGTAGCCCCAGGAGTGACCGAGAACGGCGCACACGAGACGATGCAACCAGGCAGTCATTCCCCGGCTCCTTTCAGGGCAGCGATGATCACTCGAACACCCTGTCGATAGCCGTCACGCACATTGGCGTCTTCGTCTTCCCAGTCCGGTGCGGAAAGATTCACTCGGTGCCAGTCGTTCGCATGTTCGGCACGCCCTGCCCGTTCGATGGCTTCCTCGGAGAACATCACCGAGTCGGCGGCTTCGATGATCCGTTTGGCTGAGTAGCGGCATCCGGCGTTTATAAGCCGCGCATCCTCGTCCAGATCATCACCCGGCGTGTACGCGGCGAACTCAGCCGCGCCCGCTTCGATTCGGTCGGCGGCGGTCACTTGCGGATCTTTCCGACAAAGACGCCTTTTACTTCTTCGCCGTTGAGGTAGCCTTCGATCCGTCCGGCAATCTCTTCCGAGAGGCGCTTTATACCCACAAGGTGGGAGACTCTGCCGCTGATGGAAAGCGGGGTGCGCCCGAAAGTGTTAGCAATGAGTTGAATCGAGTCGCCAGCGGCCACACGCTCAATCAGCAAGGTGTCTTCTTCGTCTCGCCACTTCTTGCCGTGGCGGTCAGGAGTTGCTCCATTCAACTGCCCCGACGCCTTTCGCACGTCCTTGCGGAACTCGTCAGTGAAATCCAAATGGTCCAGGAAGGCTGATGCGATGCGGTCATACATCTTCAACCGGACGTGCACGGACTTCGGGGGGCTGTTCCGCAATATGTCTATATCCCTAACAGCGGCGGTGACCTTAGTGACGAGACGATCGACCACCTCCGCACGGTACAGCGCTACTGTTTCAGTCGGCTTGGCTTCTGAAACGATGCTGTTCTTGTCACTCATGCTGCGGCCCTCGCTTCGTCTTCGATGTTCTTGAATGCCTTCTTAGGCGTCGGGTCTGAATGGGTGAAGATGCGTTCCAGGTCAAGGTCCGTCATGCGTACCTGACGTTTGCAAAGCCGCACAGCAAGGCGCATCGCCTTACTAGAACCGATGTCATGGCCGTGTTCTGCCGCGTAAGAAAGGATCCGGTCGCGGTAACCGGTAGCAGTGAAAATGGACATAGCTATCCCCTTGTATCTACGCCTGTGAGCGAATCTCAGGACGGGAAAGGTGTGGTGGTTGCCCGAGTGGGCGGAGTTGCCGGCGCTATGCGCTGCGGCAGGGGTGGTGCTTAGGGCGCTTCGGTTGGCAATGCTTCCAACCATGCGGTGAGTTCTTCGGCCAGGATGACCGGCTTGTGTCCGATGTAGCGGACGGTGATGTCGTTCGCGGCGATCTTGCGGCGGAGGACGGCGACTGATGTGGACGCGATTTCTGCGGCCTCGGGGAGGCTGTACGCGAGCTTGTTCATGCTGCCGTGTCCTTGATGAGTTCCGTGAGGGGAATTTCGAGGGCTTCGGCTATTTGGCCTAGTTCTGCGAAGTTGAACTTTTCGGGCCGTTCGATGTTGCGGTAGAGGGTGCTTTTGGGGATGCCTGCTTTGTCTGCGAGTGCGTTCCGGGTGAGACCCTGGGTTTCGATTGCTTTGTCGATGTTCTTGGTTAGTGCCGCTTTGAGGCTGGCTGCTTCGGTTCCCATGCTTCGACTGTAATTCCCATTTGGGAATCATGCAAGTCGAGCTTGGGGAAACCTTGGAGAACCTTAGAGTGTGACAGGTGCAACAGAAGCGCAAGATCGGGTCAAGATTTCCCAACATGCATTGTTAAATCCCCAAACTGGGACGTAGCATTTGGGTATGGGAACATACGGAATCGACATCCAGGCCGCGCTCGTCAAGCAGGTCAAAGCCGAAATGGCAGCCCGCGACATGCGGCAAAAGGACATGGCAGCGCAGATCGGAATGCAGACAAGCACCCTCAGCCGCTACCTCTCGGGTGAACGTGACATCCCGATGCCCGTAGTGTTCGCCTTCGCTGAGGCGCTGGACCTGTCCGTTATTGAACTGGTCCAGCGCGCCGAACGCCGCCTAAGCGGTGAGCAGGTCCAGTAGGGTAACGCCGGCAGCCTCTGCGATATCCCCGAGTTCCCGGACAGTCATGGACTCGATATTGATACTGCCGTGCTTCAAGTAGTGCCCCCGTAGTGCTTGGATTTCGGTGTCTGATAGACGTTAGCGGCGCCCACTGACAAAGGTTGGTGGGCGCCGCTTCGTGTTCGATGCTATCCATATGCGTCGGCGTGTCGTAAATCGTGGGCCCGTGATCCGTGTTACAGGCCCGCAAGCTTATTGCAAGGTTCGCAGCGTATACAGGTCTGGAAACCCTATTTAAGGTGCTCGGAGTTTTGTCAACTACTACTGAGTAGGTGCTAGTACATTGGACCCTATGCCTCGTGGATCAACGCCGGAATCCGGCCCATTCGCCCGTGCCATCTCCGAGGAAGTCAGGGTCGCGCTGGCCCGTCGTCGTCTCACCGTTAAGCAGCTCGCGGAGATGGCCGGCATGAGCCCCAGTTATCTAGGGAAGCGGTTACGGGACGAGGCGCCGCTGAACGCGAACGACCTGGAAGCGATCTGGTTGTCGCTGGGCGAGGACCCGATCAGCGTTACGCGCCGGGTGCTTGACGGGATGGAAGTGAACTACCGGGCCAACATCGAACAAGACCGACGCTGAACGCAAAAATGGCCCCCACCTTTTCGGGTGGGGGCCTCTGTCATGATGCGGTGAGCATCTTGGACATTTTGTTCATGGCTTCGGCAAGTTGGGCGGCGTTTCCTCGTGACCTGTATCCGCGGGTAGTTGCTCTACTGGAATGCCCGACTATTTCCATTATCACTGGTTCTGGAACGCCGGCGGCATACAAAATATCGACTGCCCCATGCCGGGCACCGTGGAGCTTCACGTCCTCGGGTAGGCCGGCTTCCCGTAGTAGCACCTTCCACTCTTTGGAGGCGTCTGCAGGGTCCCAGGGGCGCCCGTCGCGGAGGAACACGAGCCCTTCTGTGCGGTCGCCGATATAACGCCGCAGGATCGTCCGTAGCGGCTCCACAAGCGGGGGTGTGCGCCAGCCAGCCTTGGACTTTGGGCGTACGAGGTAGAGGCTGCCTTCGAGGTGCCGGCGCTCGTAGTTGGCGGGCGCGGTTTTGATGTCCTTGACTCGTTGGATCTGCCAGCTGAGATCCAGGATGTCTGTTACGCGGTCGATTTCTAGGCCGATGATCTCGCCTCGTCGGGCCCCTGTCAGCATGTACGCGGCCCATAGTGCGCCGTGTTCGTGGGTGGATAGGTGTAGGAGTAGCTTCACGGCGTCGTCAAGGGTTAGGGCTTTCTCGTCGGTGACGCGTTTCGTTGGGCGGTCTACGAGTTCGCAAACGTTGGCACTGATCTTGCCTTCACGGACAGCCATTTTGAGTGCACCCGTGAGCGCGTTGTGGATTAGGAGGATGTAGGTGGTGGATAGCATCTCCGCATCCTCGGGGAGGTCTGTTTCGCCACGCAGAGCTTTGTCCTTGGGTGTCTCTGCTAGAACCTGGTGGAGGCGTTTCACGTCGGCTGGGGTGAGTTTGTCGAGCCGCTTACCACCTAGTAGCGGGTTGATGTATTCCTTGAACGCGGTCCGGTATCCGGCGACTGTGTTGGGTGCGAGTTTCTTGGCGCGTTCCTCGAGCCAGTGGTCCGCCCATTTTTCGAGGGTCACGGAACTGGTCGCAATGTCGCCGTGCTTAGCCAGCTCGGCTTGCTGCTCGCGGAGGATCTTCACGACGGCGGTCTTATCCTTCCGGCAGATGACTTTCCGGCGCCGCTTCCCATCCAGTCCGACCGGTAGCTCGATGCTGGTACACCACATCCCATCACTGGCCCGCTTGTAGACGCTACCTTCGCCCTTACCGCGGGTCTTAGCCACGGGCTGCCCAGCACTCTTCGAGAGCGGCGTTGGCTATCTCGGCAGTGTCCCACTTCTCATACTGCAGATGGCGCTCCGTGGCGGCCATTTGCATGGCGCCCTCTGCTGACCAGCGCCGCCCGCATTGGAGGTCCTTCACGGCGGCGGCGGCGAGGTATCTGGCTCGTTCGCCGTGTTCGATTGATTCACTCATGAGGTTCATTACCGGTCCCCGATTCGTCTGGCTGGGCACCCGATTTGATGCCCGCACTTCCACTATAGCCATTGCTTTAGCCATTGTATAGAGTTCCATGGAGTTTCAGGGGTGACGGAAGATGCCTGTAACGGCGGGGTTTTCCGCGTGTTTCCGCGGGTTTTTGTTTGTAAATCGAATGGATTAAAGTGCTAGCGCACGACTCATAATCGTGAGGTCGGGAGATCGAGCCTCCCCACCGCTACAGGAGAAAATCCCCTAGAACTCAACGGTTCTGGGGGATTTTTCTTTGCCTGAAAGTACCCCCACAACAGGCCAACTGTAGCCGTTACTTTAGCCGATCCACTCTCAGCCCTGGGCGAGAGTCTTTTAATCGTCGTCGGAGTCCGTTAATGTGTGGGTATCACTACTACCAGGAAGACCATTATGTCAACCATCACTATTTCTCTTGCTGATTCCGTCGAGGACGAAACCATTCTCGCTGAGTACTACCAGATCGAGGATGGGTGGGTGACGTTCAAGACCGCTGATGGAAAGCTTGTCGCCTCATACCCCGAAAAGCGCATCACCCGGATCAAGGCTGACAACACGGTGCCGACGGGTATGACCCTTGTCAATGTGGTAAATGCCTTGCAGCCGGAGGACCTTGCGAGGGTAACGGCCGCCGCATCTGACCGCGCCATCGCTTTGGGTTTGTTTCGCTAGTGCAGCCTATGGATGATGTCGAGGTGACGGGGCCGCATATGGTCGCCGGGTTGCCAGATTGGGCGTTCTGGAGTCGTCCTATGGCCGATGAACTTCATGTTATTCCAGTTGATGACCTGGTAGATCACGCCTGTCAAGACTGTCCCTGCGGCCCAACAGTGGACGCCACTCATCGGGAGGACGGCACTATTGGGTGGGGGTACAAGCACCACTCACTAGACGGACGGGAACTAAGCGAATGATGATCGTGCCGACGGTATGGCCTCTTGAACGGATCCGGTATGAGGATTTCGCCAGCAACACAAGAGCATCTGTCCTTGCCGAGTTGACGGACAGTGACCGCGAACGTCTACAGTCGCTCTCCGTGTTGAACTGGAGGGGCGCACGTGGCTAAGACAATTCCTGAGATGTGGGTCCGGACGGCTTGGGGCACCGCGCTTGCCGTGAACCTCGGGCTGCTTGTTGTGAACTACGTGCAAGACGACACGAATGGGATGATCTTCAGCGGCTTCCTCGCTCTGATCTGTTTTCCTCTTGCCACTAGAAGGAGTGCTGTATGACGCCGAAGTTGAGTGATTGGTCTTGTGGCAAGCCCGGTTGCGATGTGCGTGTGGCGAGCCAGTCCGAAGCCGTGGAGCATGTTCAGGCCGGTATAGACGCCGGCGACAACAGCCATGTCATGCACTTCGATACGCCGAAGGTCAATGGGCCCATCTTAAACTTGCTGGGTTCGGGCTACAGTGGTGAGCACTAAACAACTTCTCTGGGGGAATCCATGAATCGCATTGCTTTTGTCTTGCCTGTTGTCGCTTTGTTGTCCGTGGCTGGGTGTGCTGTCCCGGCCGCGCAGGATGGTTCGTCTGCGGCGCCTGTAGCCACGTCTGAGGCGACGCCGACACCGACGGCGACGACTTTGCCGGCGGGTAAGTTCAAGCTGACCACGCTATCGGGTGCGGAGATCAAGTTCACCCTGCCAACACCGGCGACGGATCCGGCCGTGAAGGATTTGGAGGCGTTGCGGGTGAAGGCTGGTGGGGCTCCGGTAGCGTACCTGGTCGCTGAGGTCGATAACCGTAAAGGCAGCGAGCGGGTGAACATGTACTCGGTGGACGCGTTTGATGCTGAGGGCGCGCAGTACACGTTCGGGTCCGCCGCGGACGTGACGCGGCTGTGGAGCCCCTCGTATGGTGCGGATGGGTCTTACACTCTGCCGTCCGGGAAAGTCCTTGACGCGGCCACTGGTGACGCCCTGAGCCGTGAAGCGACTGAGGTTCACAACAAGCATATTGGGGATGCTGAGAAGGGCGCGAAAGCTACCATCGTCCTGGCATCGTCCAACGCCGTGCTACCCAAGGAGTTCACCCGCGTCACGGTCCAGCCGTCCGGTGGTGGCGAAGGCGAGGAAGCCACACCAGCCCCGTAGGCACGACAAAAAGGCCCCCACTCTCGAACGTGAGAGTGGGGGCCTTGTCGTGGGTGGTGCTCAGCCGGATTTATGTGCCGGGTAGCATTGCGGGATGGCTTACATTGATCAGAACCGGCGGCGGCGTGTCATGCAGTTCGTTTGGCTTGGCTTGCTCGCGCTGGTTACCGCGTTCGTTTGTTACTTGGCGCTGACTCGCTGACCCCTATACTTGTCAGCATGTGGGGGAAAATTTACCGATTCTTTGTTGACCGTCCAGTGAACTTCAAGGCACCTGTTTTTGCGTGCCCGGAGTGCGGCGACTACTCGTGGGGGCCATGCTCCAACGACTGCGCAGAACTGGATGCCCTGCGCACTCGCGCCTGGTAGTTATTGCGGGCTCGGCTGGTCCGTCTGCTGTTCGGCGCGTTCCAGTAGTCTCTGTGTGACTATCTGTTCTCCGATGACGCGGCACGCTTCGGCATATGCCTGTTCCAATGTGACCTGCATGGTGTCTCCTTATCAGACTGCGGCGTAGGCGGGTATGACGTAGGTGGTCCCGGCGGAGTCCTGGACCTTCAGGTACTTGGCCGGTGCAGCCGGCAGGGCAGCAGCCGCGCCCGCCGCGCCGACAGTTGTTTGCTGATTAGCTGCCGCGCTCCACTTCGGGAGCCCGGCAGCGGTCAGTGCGAACAACTCGGCGGTGGCGTCCCTGACCGTAAGTGAAACGCCGGTGCCCTTGTTGACGATCCTCACCGCCTCACCAGCTCCGGTGCCGTTCTTATTGACTTCCAGCGTGCGCCCGTTGTCCGTGGCGGTGCCGATGGTTGCGCCGTAGTCCCTGGCGCTGATTTGGAAAGCGTGCCAGCCTACCGCAGAGGTCCCCATCGTCAGGTTCAGCGCCGGCGCGGCGCCGTTCTGCGCGACAAAGATACCGCGCCCGGTGCCCGCGTTGGTGACGGTTACCGCGTCCCCGCCTCCGGTGCCGCCCTTGTTCGCCTCGATGACCGTGTTATCGATGGCGGTGACCAGGGAGATTACCTTCTTGCCAACCGACGAATTCAGGATGGTAAAGGTCTTGCCCGTGACCGTCAGCAGGTGGTCCTTGTTCCACTTCAGGACGGAGCCGTCGTTGACGTCCCGGAGTTCAAAGTAATCGCCGGTTCCCAGCCCGCCCGGGTTGGCGACGGAGTTGGCGGTGTTGAACATGCGGATGAACGTGTTGTTATCCGTGTTGTCCAGCTGGATCATGGGCGAAAGGTTGCTGTACTGGTGGATTACCAGCGCCCGGTCTGCGCCCTTGTAGTTGTGGATGTCGATGCCGTAGGCCGGGTAGGTGTTGCCGTAGTGCTGGATGTCCAGCAGTGTCCCGTTCGCCTCGGGCGTGTCAAAGAGGCGGAGGCGGCGGTTGATGTTGGTGTAGCCATCAGCGGGGTCCACGCCGGTCTGGACAAAGGCGGCTTTCATGGGCACAGCGTCCGGGCCATAAGTGGCAGAAAGCGCCGCCCGGAACTGACTGCCGGTGTTGTTCGCTGCGGCTGCCATGGCGGTGTCTGCTGGGGCCCCGACGAGGGCCGCGGAGTTGGCTGCTGCGGCGGCGGCTTGGGCGGCGGCGGCTTGGGCGGCGGCGGCGGCGTCTGCTGCTGCTTCGGCTTCGGCTACTACGGGAGCGACACCCACGGCGGCTTCTGCGGCTGCGGTGGATGCGGCTGTCTCTGCTGCAGCCTGAGCCGCAATAGCGACGTTCTTCATGCCCTCATACGAGGTGAAGAAACCTTCGAACCCGGCACCGGACCAGGCGAGCCGGTCAAGGGTGGCGTGCTGGAACGCGGACCCGAACCCGTTCTTGTTGACCGTGACAGGGTTGGGCAGGGGCGAGCCGGTCAGGTCCGTGATGGTGACGGGTGCTTTGCCGGCGTCGTTGGGGTCGTAGATGAGGATCGCTGCGTTCGCGGCGACGTTCGCCGGGTTACTGGGGTCGGCGGCGAAGATCGGGTCAAATGAGTACGCCATCAGGGGCGCTCCTTACTCGCGGTTTTGTGCGGGAGGTATTATCGGCCTTGACAAGCGTGCTAGACCTAGAAGATTACGCCACTATTTTTTATGTGACGTGAAGCCGCGGTTTAGGCGCGGTGGTCGGGGCCGGGTTCGTCCAGCGGCGGCAGTTCAACCCATGTGGACGTGTCCGCGGTGGCCACGGCATCAGCGGTCACGGTCGGCGCGTCGTCACCCTTGGAGTACGTGTCAGGGGTTTTCGCGGCGCCGAGCAGCACACCAACCTCCGGCCAACGCTGCTCAACCACACGCACAATCAGGTAGTAGACGGCCTGTAAGAGGCCGGTGAGGAACACGATGAACCCGGCCTGCACCTTAGCATCCAACTCAACCCCGACCGTGATCAGCCATGACACGAGCCCGCCAACGATGATGGGGACAACGGTGCGGATAGCGGAGAGTGCGAGGGCGTTCACTTCGTCACCGCCTGCTGTGCGTTGACCTTGGCGGTCAGCGCGTCGATGGTGGCCTGCTGCTTGATGATCAGCGTCTTCGCATCAGCGAGTTCCTGCAACGCGCTAATCTGCTTCCCGCCCCTGCGCACAGGCATACCCCACACGCGCTTAGGAACATCGGACACCTTCGAGTCCACGTAACGGATGATCCGGTTATACAGCTCGGTCTGCTGCTTATCAGAAAGTGCCATGAGAAACCCCTTGGATGTTTGAACGGTCGTGGATTGGGTACTGATGCGTGCGAGGATGTTGGCGGGGTTGATGCGCCCGTACATGCGGGAGTTGACGATCCACCCATCAGGCAGTACCTCGAAGTGGAGGTGGTCGCCGGTGGATCCGCCCGTGTTACCGGACGGCCCGAGTACCTGCCCCTCAGTGACACGCTGCCCCACACGGACACGCGCCCCGCCGTCGAGGCAGTGCGCGTAGATCCCAACGAAGTCGCCGTGGTCCACGACGTAGCAGTACCCCGCGAAACTTGGCGCGATCCAATACGGGTTATCCAGGTAGGATCCGCCGAACCAGCCAACATGCAGCACCGTGCCCGAAGTGACAGCCTTCACGGGTGTGCCGGATGGGCAGGGGTAGTCGATGCCCGTGTGCCCGTCCGGCTGATAGTTCCCGAACGTCTGGATCAACCAATGATCGGCGGACAGAATGCTTGTCGGGTTGTCCCCGAAATGCTGCGACGGCTCGTAATTGACCGGCTTAATCATGGTGTCGCTCCGACTGCTGGTGGGATGAATGTTTCTCGGCAGGCGCCGGCGTCTTGGGTGGTGCCGTCGGTGTAGGTGATGAGCCAGCGCCGGTCGTCACCGCAGAACGCGGCTTGGATCCCGCGACCTGGGGTGCCGGGTTCACCAGCCGGGCCAGCCGGGCCAGGTACGGTCGAGTCCGCGCCGGCAGGCCCCATGGGACCGACGCAGGCGTTGTTAGCGCAGACCTGCTGCACAGCCGCTAGAACAGCCTCAGCGGTCGGTGCTGGTCCTGGCGCCCCGTCCTTACCCGCAGGCCCCACACACGCGCCCGTGGAGCTGCAATAGGTTGTGACGGCGGCGAGGACCATCTCACCGGACGGCGGCAACGAAACCCCGTCAGCGCCGTCCACGCCGTTAGCGCCAGGCTCACCCGGCGCCCCGTCCTTGCCGTTCTCAGCAGCAGCCCCGTCCTTACCCGCCGGTCCCGTGCAACGACCATCAGAGCAGAACCGCACGAACGCCGACGCAATATCGTCAGCGGTAGGCGACGTACCATCCCGGCCCTGACAGTTACCCGCGGCGCAATACTCCCGGAACGCCTTGACCAGTTCCTCCTGCGTAGGGCCGACGACAGCGGTAGGCGCTTCCGGTGGTGGCGGTTCCTGAGCGGCGTCCGCAAGCTTCTCACAGATCGCCTTGTCGTAAATCTCGGAATCCTTCGTGCCGCACAGGGCCTTCTGCGCTTCCTTAGCGATGATCTGCTTTTCGTCCGCCTGCGCCCGCCCATACTGTGCGTTCTCCTGCGCCAACCTGTCACGGTCCAACGCGAGGAACGCGCACACAGCAGCGAGCAGAACGGCAACAACAATCGCCGCGACCATCATCAGGTTCCGGCGGCGTGCTAAACGGTTCTGCCGGCGCAGGTCTTCCTCCTGAGCCTCAATAGTCCGGTCGAACTCCGACTCATTGCTCATCGTCAGTGTCCTCCGGCCACTCCGCAGGGTCAGGCTTGATGTCATGCGCGACAAGCTGCTCCCGCCACCTATCCCCGGCACGGGT